TAAGATTGTTAAGTTGGGTAAATATAAATATCTCATATAGAATTCTATGTAAGGAGTCATTAAATGGCATTTCTCGTAAGTCCAGGTGTACAGGTCAAAGAAACAGACCTTACCAATATTATCCCAGCCGTTGCAACATCAACTGGCGGTTTTGTAGGTCGTTTCAAATGGGGCCCAGCAGATGAAGTAACAACTGTATCTGGTGAACAAAATCTAATCGATCAGTTCGGATATCCGAAAACTTCAACTGTCGGTGCATCAAACACCAGAACAGATTGGTATACTGCAGCAAACTTTCTTGCTTATTCCAACAACCTTCAGCTTGTAAGAGTTGTACAACAGAATGCAACAAACGCAAGCGGAAAAGATGTTGTTACTGATTCTGACCATGTGTTTGACTCTGATGCAGTAATTAAAAATGATCTCGATTTTACACCAAGTTCCTTGGTTGGTAACGCATATGCAAGATTCCCTGGAGATCTTGGTAACAGCATTGGTATTGCATTTATTGATGCCGCAATCTCTGATTCAGAATTTAGCGGTACATCAATCTTTGGTAGCAATACAGCAGCTAATCTTTTTGATGCTCGCCCAAGTACATCTGTATGGGGTGCAGCCTATGATTCAGAATTGCTTGATGAAGTTCATGTTGTTGTATACACAACCGATGAATTGGCAACTGGCACAGCAAACCAAGTACTTGAAACATATCCATTCCTTTCGAAAGCTAAAAATGCTAAGACTTCCGATAACGGTCCAGCTTACTTTGTAGACGTTGTTAATAACAATTCTCAGTGGGTAAGACTAGTGAATAACTTTGATACTGCATCTTTCGCAAAAGATTCTGATGAAGCTGTGTTAATGGGTTTAAAAGGTCCTCTTGACTCAGACACAGATGATTATGCATTTGGTGTTTCACTCTCAACAGTTGCAAGAAAGAAGTTCAAATCATTTAAAACTGGTCCTGGTCTTAAAAAATACTCATTAGCTGGTGGTACAGATGGTGATTCTGACCTTGCTGATGGTGATTATACTGGTGGTTATGACTTGTTAGGTGATGCCGAACTGGTAGATGTAAACCTTCTTCTTACAGGTGACCATAGCGAAACAGTTAAAAAGTATGCTATCACAAAAGCAGAATCGAGAAAAGATGCAATTGCATTTATCTCGCCTGACTCTGCATCTGCAGTAACTAATCCTACTGCCGCTAAAGTGGTCAGCTACTTCTCAACATTCAATAGTACATCATATGCAGTCTTTGACAGTGGTTGGAAACGCCAATATGATCGATACAATGATGAGTTCTTTAACATGCCATTGAGTTCAGACACTGCTGGTGTAACAGCAAGAACCGAATTCTTAAATGATGCATGGTACTCACCTGCTGGATTGAACAGAGGCTTCATTCAGAATGTTGTTAAACTAACATTTAACCCAGACCAAACTGCAAGAGATACACTTTACAAAAGTAGAGTCAATCCAGTAGTAACATTCCGTGGTCAAGGTACACTTCTCTTTGGTGATAAAACAGCATTGTCCAAACCATCCGCGTTTGACAGAATCAATGTTCGTAGATTGTTCATCGTATTAGAGAAAGCTATTTCTACAGCTGCTAAATTCCAACTCTTTGAATTCAATGATGATTTCACAAGAGCTAACTTTGTAGCCGCAGTAGAGCCATTCCTTGGAGATGTAAAATCTCGTAGAGGTATGACAGACTTTAAAGTAGTCTGTGACACAACAAATAATACACCAGCGGTAATTGATGGTAATAGATTTGTAGCTGATATATACATCAAGCCAAATCGTTCTATCAACTTTATCACTCTTAACTTTATTGCGGTTAGATCTGGTGTAAGTTTCGAAGAAATTGCTGGTGCATAAGGAGATATAAATGTCGCAAAGAATTGACGATTTCAAAGCAGCTCTGGTTGGTGGTGGAGCCAGAAGTAACTACTTCAGAGTATTACCACAATTTCCTGGCGGTATTGTAAATACAGACGATACCGGTCTTGGTCTTACCGCCTTGGGTTCATTCATGGTAAAAGCGGCTGCAATGCCATCATCTACTATTGGTGAAGTAATGATTCCATTCCGTGGTAGACAACTTTATGTTGCTGGCGACAGAGTATTCGAACCATGGACAATTACAATCACCAACGATAATAACTTTGCTCTGAGAAATGCGTTTGAGAGTTGGATGAATAACATCAACCAACATGTGCAGAATACATCTGCAAACGGTATTGACGCTAGTGACATTGCATCTTATCTTCAAGATTGGACAATTGAACATCTTGACAAAAATGGTGATGTGATTAAATCTGTGACATTGAGAGGGTGTTTCCCAACAACACTCGATCAGATCGATCTTTCCTTTGATAACACCGATACGATTGAGGAGTTTGGTGCAACCATTAGGTATCAGTACAGGACTTCTAATACAACCGACAACGTCGGTTAAAAATCGATATCGATAGCGCGAATAAATATTTTATATAATGAATGAAGGAAAGAAATGGCTGAACAGACAGAAGAACTCTTCGGATTTGAGTTAGTTTCCAATAGCAGCGAGAAGACACTCTCTTCTCCAATTCCCCAACCACTCGATGACGGTACTGAGATGCCAGTCGGTGGTCGTATCGGTTACACGTACGAACACTATGAAAAAGCAAAGACAGAACACCAACTTATTGCTCAATACAGAGAAGTTAGTTTCTTTCCAGAAGCCGATGCTGCTATTGATGATGTTGTAAACGAAGCATTCGTAGTTGAACATCAC